GCCGTTCACCTCGTCGGGCTTCACGCGGCGAAGCCAGCCATTGAACGCTGCGTCCCATCCGGCTCGGCCGGCGCAGAGTCGTCCCGATGCGGTCTGGTGATCGAGAAACTTCTCGGCTTCGGTGGCGATGTCGAGTTGGGGGAACTTGGCTCGGTGGAGGTCATTCGGCGACCAGTCGTTGGGGATTGGGATCATCCGATGGCCTTTGGTGTTCTGCTGCTCTTCGAGAAGCGGGTCGTCGATTTCGCCAGAGAGAGAACTGGTAGTGGTAGCGGTAGTAATAGCGGTAGCGGTAGTAGGGCCACCGTTAGAGCCACCCTTAGAGCCAGGATGGCCGTAAGGGTTAGCGCCACCGTTGGCCGGGGGGTTACCGCCACCGTTAGAGCCACCCTTAGAGCCAGGGTTGGGGTTGGGGTTGAACGGTTCCAGTTCTGCCGGATCGATTGCCTTCTGTGCCAGCATCTTTTGGACTGCGGGCTTGTCCCATGATGACGACTCAGGCTCTCGGTCGCGGAGCTTTGACACTTCGTGAACGATGACGCCGCGCAGGATTCTCGATGACAGTTCGGCGCGGGCGTTGGTCACCGACACGGCCATGTTTGGTGTGCGCCAGAGGCCGTCATGTTTGATCCAGGACCGCAGGAGGTATTCGTCGGTGTCGGTGTCAATGATGAGGAACAACTCGCGCGACAGTTCGATTGCCGCGGTGTTGATCCGATCGCGGCTCCAGTCATGCGCACGTCCCGTGAGCCGGCCGGGGTGCCATTCGCCGGATCCGCAGAGGGTGAGGTTGGAGCCGGTGTAGAGGGTGAAGTAGAGCATTTGTGCATCGACAGAGAGGTCGAGCCAGTCGTCATCCCCCCAGATGTCGACGTGGACTCTGGCATGATCTCGGGCCATCTACTCGGCCTCCGTTCTCTCGTCGTTGAGCTGGCAGTTCACGCACACCCCGTTGTGTCGGTTGATGATGGAGATGCCGCATCGGGTGCAGGTGGGGAAGAGTTGGCGGGGTGGGGTGTCGGTCATGAGGCGTCACCGAAGTCGGGTGCCCTGTGGTAGCCCTCGGGGCATGGAAGGTAGGCGGCGATCCAAAATCCGTAGTTCGCGTGCTTTCGGTTCGCCCCACGGCAGTCAGGCAGGCTGCAGTAGGTCACCGGAAGTCCATGCTCATCGAGACCTTTGTGCGCTGTTCCTGGGCACGTCAGTCGGTAGTGGCCGTCATCGGCGTGTACGGCTCGGTCGTAGTCGTAGGCGCTATGAATGCACTTCTTGCGCAGATGGAATGTGACATCGCCGATCCCGTGCATGTTTCGGTCGTAGGTGATCGACCTTTGTCGTGCGGTCACCGGCTCTCGGCAGGATGGGCACACGCCGGGAGTGCTGAACTTCTCCATGAGGTCTGAGCTGTGTTCGGCGATGACGTCGATGACGGTGTGCTTGCACGGCATGAGGTCGTTGCAGACGGCGCAGATCGGGTAGTGCTCGGGCATTCTGAGCCAGCCGACGTTGGCCCAAAATCCGATAGCCTTGCGATCTGTGCCGGTGGTGGGATCGGCGTCAGGTGCGGTGTGTTCGACGATCCACAATTTGCGTCCATCGCGCTCATCCTCTCGAACGGACGCGATGCGACGCACGAC